CCTTCGATAACCAATTCATTGGTCTCAGGAAGCTGTGTAATTTCTAGATCCTTCTCACCAAATCCAGCAATAGCGAGTTCAATAGTAAACTGATCATGGCCGCGATCTACAATATTGTATGGCGGGTAACTCTGATCAGTCATCGATACATGATGCAGTTGATCAAATACTCGATCGAATCCTACTGTGAATGGGGAAAGGTTGTCGGCGATCTCGTGCAGATCGCGTGCAGTAAATTTAACCATAATGGTCTCCTTATAAAAGCGAGTTATGTATAGTGTCCCGTATGGCAACACTACCTTCTATATAGGAGTTTTTGACTAAAAAGTCAACTATTTTTTACCAATATTATACTTGGTAATCAATTCCCATTCGCCTTTTTCTTTGTAAGGCAGAACTTTAATTTGACTCAGCGGTGCTTGGTTTTCATGCAACTCAGGACTGATGATTTCCAACAGACCCCAATCTGATAAGAGTTTCGCGATGGTGTTGCGACGTTCGAGATCCCCTTCGCCGAAGTCAGCATCCTTACCATCAAGCGCAAATAATTCTTTAAAGTGTGTGATGAAATAGCGACCCTTCTTGTGCAGAATGTGACAAGACTGGTATAATACTTTTTCTTTCCTAGAAGCAACACCAATACGAGATAGAGTCTCACGTATTTTGAGGAAATCATCGTCCTTCTTGAGTTTGATTTCTAACGGCGCATAACTAGGATAATCAATGTCGAAGAAATCTTCACTCATTATGTTTCCTTTATTATTGTTTTTTATTTATAAATATCAGTATGGCTATGAAGTATTTTACACCAGTGAAGAATATCCTACCCGAAGATTCAAACCAGTATCTTATCGACCATTTCTGGCGACACGAAAGTTCACATCAAGATTACAGAGAAAAACTGACTCTACGAGACGTGAAAAGATATTGGTATAAAGATGAAAACATCAGAGCAATTTACGATGAAAAGAATTATGACGATTATGACATTGTGAAAGAAAATATAAAACATATTCTCAATAAAACAAAATATTTTCCCAAACTAGCAAATGGTGATATGAGAGCAGATATCATATCATTATTCATCAATGCAGTTGACTTGAGTGTTGATAAATCAATGATGGATACATTCATCAAAAACCTCGAGGATAGAATCAACCTTCACGATGGATATACTGTGAGTGAAGAAGTTGGAAGTCAAAATTGGTCTAGATTTCATACTCAGGAAACCAATCCTAATATTATGAAAGATTCTGAACGGCTGACAGAATTTTCTAATCTATATGGGGCAGACGTATGGTGTTTTCTAAATACAGCAGGTTCTGGAGTCACGATTGCAAAACATACTGACCCTGAACGAAAGGCAACTATCACCTTTCCCCTTGAACCAGAGTTACCAATCTACAGAAACCTATCATATTATGAATCATTTGAAGCTGAAGAGCCAGCATGTATTGTAGATTATAATGAGATAAACTCTTGCGTTCTACTGAATAATAAAGAGGTTCACTCCATAGCAGATGGAGATCCTAGTTTGTCAAACAAAACAACCCTATGTTTTCAAATTAGTTACTTTGATCAGACCTATTCAGAGGTAAGAGAAACTCTAAGTGAAAAAGGATTACTTTTAGATGTATGAGCAAGAGAGATATTTTATCCCAGTAAAGGATTTGATACCCACAGAAGTGAAAGATGTCTTAGCAGAAAGATTTTGGGCGCATGAGACACATCATGCTGACCACAATATTGTTCTCAGTCTCCGAGAAATGAAGAGGTATTGGAATAATTCTGAAAACGTGAGAGATCTGTATAATAGAAAAAACTATAGAGCCATGAATGCAAATTATGATTTGATTAAACAAAATATTTGGTTTGCATTACACACAGCTAAGACATGGGAGAGAAAAAATTCTGACTCATTCCGTAGTGATATTGTTGGGTTGTTCATTGAGACTACTAACTTGAATATCGATAAGAATGAGATGACAGTAAAGCTAAAAGAGTTTGAAGAAAATTATGTGACGTCAGAAGAAGGCTATACTGTAAATCAATTCGAAGGTATTGGCAATTCAGTGTGGGGGAGATTTCATACATCACAAACAAACAAACCCTTGCACGAAGAAACTGTTTTTATCCAGGAATTTATTGAAGAAAATTATGGTTCTGATGACTTTTGTTTTTTGCATACTGGTGGACCAAGGGAGACTATTGCTAAACATGTAGACCCACAGAGGCAAGCAACTATAACATTCCCCCTTGAACCAGATCTAGATTCATATCGAAACCTAAATTACTATAAGCTGTTTACCGATGAAGAACCAGTTCATATTGTTGATTACAAAAAAATAAATACTTGTGTTTTGCTGAACAACCAAGAGATACATTCGATTGAAGATAACGATCCATCTCAATTAGGTAAGGAATCATTATGCTTCCAAATAAGTTATTTCACTAAAACATATGGCGAAGTAAAAGAAATGTTGTCAGATAAAGGACTACTAGATGTCTAGGGCAGAAAATTACTATCATCCAGTTGTTGACATTTTAGATACAGAAACTAAACAATTGATGATCGACCACTTCCACAAACATGAAAAAAGTCATTCAGATCACACAGACGCAGATTTACAAGGCTCTGAGTTTTACAACTATTATAGAACATTGGGGTATGCTGATGCTAAAGTTGATGAAGATTTGTTCAAAAGAAATATTGAATTGTTGATGCATAAGAGTGTTGGTTGGAATTTTAGGAGACAATTGGTATGCAGTTTTATTGAGACAAATGACTTCAGCGTTCCGCGACATGTGCTAGAAAAAGTAATTGATGATGCGATGGTAGCATATGCTAAAACACAAGGAGCAGATGGTGAGTTGGGTAAGGCACTATTTCATAAAAGTGCATCCAATCCTCCTATGTTCAATGGCGCAGATTCTGACTTCTTGAGACAGTTACAAGAGATGTATGAAGCAGATGACATTGGATTTCTAAAAACTGAAGGTGCAGGTAAAACTCTAACAAGACATCGGGATCCAGGAAGAACTTGTTCTCTGACGATACCATTATATCCAGATTATTCCCAATATAGACATTGTAGGTTTTATGAGTCATTTGATGAGGTAAATGAACCACATCCAATACATACAGTCGAATATGATAAAATACGAAATCCTGTTTTATTGAATGTCAAAAAAGTTCACGAAATTGGCGATAATAAATATGATGGACCAAGTTTATGTTTTCAGTTTGAATTTCAGAAAACAGATTATAAACAAACACGCAAATTACTTTCACAGAAGGGTCTTTTGACAACGGTATAAAAATGGGTATATCTTCAAACCTCATTGGTGAAGCATCTAAGTCGCGCAAAGAAAACTATTACCATCCTGTGGTAGATTTGTTGGGTGATGATATGCGCGCAATGTTGACAAGAAAATTTTTTGATTTTGTAAAGACAGTCCCTCCATCTGAAGATACTGCATTTTATGATGATGTCTTGATGAAAGGTTATTGGGAGGATTTCGGTCTATCCAGACAGATATCGTTTGAGCAATTCAAATATCAATATACACACACAAGAAATACTTACAATGGAATTCCAGGTGCTGTGTCATTAGCTAGATTTCATAGAATAGCTGATCACCCTCAACTTAGAGAAGACAAAGAAATTATGGATGTTCTGGGATCATTAGTTGATGCTTATGGAACCACGAAGGTAAAGGAAAAACCTGAAGGAGTTTTCCTGCATACTTATGGGCGCGAAAATGTGTTACCAAGACATATAGATCCAGGAAATGTTGCAAAGGTCACAATACCACTTTTCCCTGACTATGCAAATTATAGAAATCTAGATTTTTATGAAACAAAAGATGAGAATATACAACCTAACCCATCTCACACAGTCAACTATTCTAAATTCAGATCCCCAGTGTTATTGAATCCTGCAAAGATACATGCTATCTCTGATAGTCAATCAGACTCTTTATGTCTGCAATTAGTATTTTATGAAGGGTATGATGTTGCTATGAAGAAACTATCAAAAAAAGGACTACTGTCCTCCTTTTGACATTTTTTTCTTGATAAGTTCAATCTGATCAGGATTCAAAATACGGAGAGCAGCAGCTGCCTTTGTGTTATTATATCCGTAATACTCCTTGATCAGTTCTAGTTGTTCTTCTTTTTCAGCTTTCAACCATTTGTTGAAACGCTTTTTCTTGCGCACGATACCACGAAGAAAGTCATACTGTGCTTTCTTATCGATATGAGGTCGGCTGTTCATTTCATTTGCGGCGATGACAGTGTCAGCACCATAGCTGAGTGCTTTGTTCACGATGAACGAATTGTATTGTTTTTCCGACCAATCATCGATGATCAGATTCTCTTTTGTATAGTTGATGCTGTTAGCAAAATCAAAAGGGCTGATTGCCTTCTTCTTTACTTTGAATTGTTCCTCGTCGACTTTTACGACTGGATCGCCCATACCTTCAAGCATTACTTACATTCCTAAAATCAAAACTGGTTCTATACAATAATCTGTTTTCAATGTCATCAAATGCCCAGCGTTTATGTTGAGTCATCCGTTGCTCACTCAATACTACATCACCGTCTTCCCAGTCGTGGTGGTAGTGGTATTTTTCCTGCAGCACATGGTCGCACATAAAGCTGTGAAGTTCTTCACGTTCCTGCTCAGTATAACCTTGAAACTCCTCCATGAATAGGTGAGGGTATATCATCCCTTCAACGCCTATCTCATTTACGAAATGCACCTTCTTGGCAATCTTAGAACGACGCTCCCACCAGATCTCATCAAAGTCACGGCGAATCTTCACGATCGGGTCATCATCTTCTTTGTGGGGTGTTTTCGTCCATGCATGTAGTTCTTTTATCTTTTCTTTTACATCATCAGGCAGGTCGTGGTATGCACGCGAAAGGTTCATCCAACTTGTTCGGCTACCGACAGTTCCCTTCACGCCATAGAAACATGCGCCATGATAGATGTTATTATGCGCTTCAGTGCCATTCGTATGCCAGTCAAGTTCTTCTTTCATCGCGAACAATCCTGGCTTGCCATCGTCATTCAACGCACCAGTAACACGAGCAACACCATCAGCTACAGCTACCGATTCAGCGAGACGCTCGCGTAGTTTACTGCGACTGTATGAATCGATCTTACCGAAGTGCTTACAGAACTCCAAGTTTTCCTCGGCTGTCATCTGTTGGTCTTTGATAACTACAACCAAGTTTGACAGGAAAAGTTTCCCAATCAGTTTACCTTCACCGACTGACATATTCTTTACATCAATATCAGATATCCGAACAGTCCAATCGTTATCGAGTAGTTCAACTTTCATTATCATTCCTGTAGTTAAATGCGATGCGATGCAACAATCGGTCTTCCATCTTGTCAAACTCCCAACGCTTATGTAAAGAAAGCCATTGATCGCTGATCACAATATCACCATCTTGCCAATCGTGATGATATTGAAAATATGGATCGAGACAATATTCTTTCAGTGTGTCGAAAAACGGATCTTCATTAAAGATTTGTAAGAATGGGAAATACAACCCCTCGACACCAGCTGCATTTTTGTAATATATGTCAAATGGATCTTCACCAACGTGATCAAAGAAATAGCCACTTTCGCTGATACGACCTTTCTCATAACCACAGATAATTTGTTTTTCTTTTGCAGTCTCTCTGATGTTTTCGGGGAGAGATTCCCAAACCTTTGTCATATTGATCCAGCTTGTTCGCGAACCTGCTGAACCCTTTACAGCGTAAAGCCAAATCAAAGACTCTCTGAGTTTGTTGGATGTTTTGTTGGCATGCCAATCAAGTGTAGATTTGTGACCAAAGAGACCTTCATTGCCATCTTTATCCTTTTCTCCAGTCACACGCAAAACATTTTCATGGACAGCGATTGGCTTGGTAAATTCTTTTACAAACTCATTGGAATGATAACTCTCGACTTCACCAATCAAGTTACAGAACCGAACCTGTTCTTCGGGACTCAGATTCTGTCCCCTGATAACTACGATGATGTGTTCAAGCAGAGCATCAACAACAAGTTCAGCTGTATCTTCAGTTGCGTTTTTTACATCAACTTCTAAATTCAACATTCGCCATAATCTCGGTTAGACATGCAGTCAAATTAATTTCTTGGTCGGCGACGAATGCCGCCTTATATTGATAGTCTGCGATCAAAAGAACCAGTTGGGGAACTTGCGCCACCTTGTCTAAAAGGGTGTCATAGATTTTACGATACACACCTTGTGGGTCTGCGTCAACATTATTGGCGACCCACTGGCGCATCTTCTTCCAGTCTTTATCACGCAAACTATCTATAAGTGCTTTGGTATTGACTTCAGCAAGATTGGAAAGAATACCCTCATCAATTTTACCAGAAACACTGTAGCGTTGCAGTTCATTTAGGACACGGCGATAATCAGGGAAGTGCTTCATAAGCAGTTCAGCGAGGACTTTCTCTGAATACTCCACGCTTTCCTGATCAAGAATGCCAGCCATACGCTTCATAAAGCGAGCCGCCATCTGTTGCCGTTCAGCCTTACCGAGTTTGAAATCAATCACAGTAGTTCGGCTGTGTAGTGGTTCAATAATCCTGTTACGGAAGTTACAGGTGAAGATGAACCGACAGTTCGAGGAGAACTCCTCAATGAATGCACGCAAGGCAGGTTGTGTCGAGTTAGGATTCAGATAATCTGCTTCGTCAAGAATGACC